CTTGCGAACGGCCCGAGCGATTCGCTCTGCCGCAGGCTTCGTAAACGCTACACGCTCATCGCGTGCTGCGCCTCCGTCTGGCTTCTTTGAACCTGCCATCGTTAGTTCAGTCCTCGTAGATCGTCAGCACGGCGCGAGTGTTCTCTACTGCTGCTTTTGCAGCGTAGTCACCTGGGGCGAGCCGCAGCACTGCCGCTTCGCCTGCCTTGAGCCGGACAGTCTCGTGCAGTGTTCCGCCGACATACCTGCCGAGGGAAACTGTGTGCGTAGAAGCAGTAGCGAGCGAGCGAACAAACGCCAGGCCGAGCGATCCCATGTTCGTCGTCGAGACTGAGAACACGTTCGTCCCAAGGTTCATCGTCAGTGCCATGACTCCTGCCGTAGCCATGTTCGCTGTGATGCCATTTGCGGCGAACGACTGCGACAGAGAGCCCTTCGATACCTGCCCAGTGATCGTGTAGTTGACGTCTGGCATATTTGCCTTTCTATGACGGAGGAGTTCCAAAATACTGCTGAAAGTTGATCTCTCGATAGATTCGTCGAGTCAGGATAGCAGGCGGCCCGCCCACTGAACCCGGAGGGTACTTCTGCGTTCCGTCTGCGTTCAGTGCCTGTGGAGTCGATGCAGCGACGTCCTCGTCGCCATCTTCAAGACCCTTCACACGGCAAGGCCGCTTTTCTCCACCTTGGATGCAGTTGAATCCGATGTCCGGAAGGTAAAGATTCCATCCCGAATCGCGGTACACAAGTTCTGTGGTGCCGCTCCAATACCCGATCTCGATGTCGTTCACGATCTCGTACTGCTTTTGTGCAGAGATGCCAGCGCACTGCCACGCATGAATCCCACCCCACAAGTACGGAGACGCGTTGATCGCGTTCGTTACTGACGCAGCGAGTGACGCCGGAAACGCAGCACGATTCCACGAAATCGTCGCCCTGACTTCCGCCTCAAGCGTCGTAAGCCCCTCGAAGAAATCAAATGCCGAGTTCACGAGCGGACGACCGTTTGCGTTTCCTTGCCCTTCGAAGTAAGCCAATGCAGGAACTTGAGCACCGCCAGTAGAGAATGACCAGATGTCTGGCCTTGCCAGCGGGTTCGGGTCTAGGTCATTAGAACCGGCGGATGGGAGTTCATACGAATACGTCGCTTCGACGTGATACAGGTCAATTTCATTGAACGAGCCGTTCAGGCACCTGAGATACGCGTACTCAGGATGGTTCGCTCCGTGAAAGATTCCAACGTGGTTGAGAACTTCCTGTGTAGGCGTAGCACCGTCAGTTGTGACGATGTACTTACGCTCGGCCGTAGGTGCCTCTCCGAACTTGTGGCTAAATGTGCGGGGTATAACCTCGCGCGAATCAATGACCGCCATCTCTCACGCTCCCAGAATGTCTACGGGTGCCGCGTTCGCTTTCGCGATCTCTCGCCTGATGTCCTGTAGTTCCTTCAGTTGCTTGCGGTACTCAGCGATCGCTGGATCTTCACGCCCAGTTGCGAGCCTGATGAACTGAGATGCACCCTCGCTCGTCCTAATGTCCGAACCCTGGAGTGCCTCCTGTGAGCGAGTGTTCAGTTTGTCGAGCCTGTCCTGCTCAATCTTTGCAGCCTCTTCGGCGTACTTGACCTGAAGGTCGCGAACCTGCTCGGCCTGCTTCTTCGCGGCGTCAAACGTCTTTTGTGCGGCCTTCGTCGCTTCCTCGAACTGCTTCGGGTCGATGATCTTGAGTTCGAGTTGACGCTCAAGGTCTTTGATGGTGTCGAAGAAGTTCTGCGCGGCGTCCGGTGCGAGTTCGATGTCAGCGTCAGAGACTGAGTCCTCAAGGCTCTTGCGAACCTTAGAGATTGCAGCGTCAACGTCGGACTGATTGAACCCAAACTCGGCAGTCTCAGCGAGCCCGGCTTGAACTTGATCCAGCGCAGCGAGCCTTGAGTTCGCCGCACGTTTTTCGGCCTCTGTGGTAGCCGACGCTGCGGCTTCCTGGACGCGAGCGATCTCGCGTTCAATGGCAAGAAGATCCTCCGCCGCCTTCGCGCGGCCAGAGTCTCCGCCGAACTCCTGCTCGATGCGGAGGGTTTCTAGCAGCGAGTCGGCGACTTTCCGGTCGGCGTCAATCTGCTGCTGCGCAGCCTGCTCTGCCGCTTTCGCCGCGTCCTCGCGGGCTTTCTTCGCCGCCTCAAGCGGAGCGATACTGGACTCAAAAGCCGCCGTCGCCTGTTCGGCCGCCCGCTTCAGTTCCTCTTCGCTGTAAGTTCCTTCGAGTGCGAGTTGCGAGATCTCCTCGAGTGCCGCCTGATACTTCAGTGCGGCATCGAACCCCTCGGAGCCGAGTTCCTTTGTCTTGTCTACAGCCTTCGTGATCTCAGCGTAGAACTGGGTCGCTGCGGCAGCGGGCTCAGTGATTCCGATCTCGACGCTCGCCTCGACCGGCTCCTCGACGGTTCTCTTGATTCCGAGCCAGTCTTCAGCGAACGTCAGGACGCGATCAATGAAGCCTCCGATCTGGCCGACGATCGCTTTGATGTTGTCCCAGAGCGAGCCGAAAGCCGACCCGATTGCGTCGAGCGTCGCGGTGATTGCAGTGCCGACTCCGGCGAACTCAAGGAACGCCGACGCGACAGAACCGACGTCGCCGATCGCTTTGGCGAAGAACTCTGCTACCTTTCCGAAGACCGTCGCGATGATGGTGCCGACACGCTGGATAGTCTCGATGACAGAATTCAGGCCGCTAACGAACGAGTCAACGAACGGCTTGACTGAGGCCGTGATGGCGTCGATGTTCTCTGCGACTACGCCGATAACAGACCACTCAGCGATGAACGACACCGCTTGCTCGGCAGCAGACTGCACTGCCTGCTGAAAGCCGACAATCGCGTCATAGGCCGGCGCGATGGCTTCGCTTATAGCAGAGAACACCTCGCCGAACGGAGCCAGAACTGCGCCGATGACTCTTCCGATTGAGCCAAGTCCGCTCAGCAGAAGTTCGATGATTCTGCCAATTTGTGTGAACACAGGCTCAAGAATCTGCCCGATCGGCTTGACGATGGCCGTGATGCCGCCGATGAACTCAGCAGAGCCCTTCGCGATGCCGTCGCCGAGGCCCACAAATGGCAGTAGCAAGGACTGCCCAAGTCCTTTCGTTGCTGTGCCGAGTTTCTCGACGCTGCTATCGAAGCCCTCCAGGCGAACCTTGTCTACGTCCGACAGGACTGCGAAGTATCGCTCAAGATCTTTCCTTGATTCTGCGATTCCCTTGAACGTCGGGATCAGTTCGAGTGCCGACTTGCCGAGCAAGTCCGTTGCGGCGGCTGCTCTGGCAGCCGGATCTTCGATCTCGACGAGTGCAGCAGCGACTCGCTGGTAAGCCTCTTCCGGGGTCAGTGACTCAAGTTCTTGGGCGGAGATTCCGATTTTTTCAAACGCCGAGACAGCCTTTTCGCTTCCGTTCTTGGCATCGTCGAGTAGCGGAAGGAACTTGCGGAACGACGCACCGACAGTCTCGACAGAACTTCCGGCACGCTGAGCCGCTTCTTCGATGACCTGAATGAACTCAAAACTCGCACCGATCTTGTCGGCCTGCTGACCGAGACGCTCGACGCGGTCTGATAGATCCAAGAGTCCCTTCGTAACGGCGGCAGACGCCGCACCGAACGCGGCAATACCGGCGACCGCGAGCCCGACGGGACTTGTTAGAAGCGTGAACGTGCTCGCGAGCCCTTCGATCGCCGCAGCCGGATTGCTCACAAGTTTCTCAACGCCGCCAATAGACGATGCGAACCCAGAAATGCGGCCGGCGACGTTGCCGATCGGTCCTGGGAGCAGCGAGAAGAACCCAGACAGTTCGTTGAACTTGAGTCCCGCGTCGGCGGCTGCGTCGCCAGCCTTCTTGGTTGATGCAGAGGCAGCGTCTAGCGTTCCCTTCGCTTTCCCTGCCGCCCTGTCGAACGTCTCCTGCGAGATCCTTCCGGCGTCGAGATGCTCCTGAAGCCCCTGGATCGTCCTGTCGTATCGCTCTTGTGCGGTAAGGTTCTGTTCGGTGATCTGTGCTGCTCGCTGGAGTGCGTCGGCACGCTCTCGTTCCGCAGCAGCCGCAGCAGCGTTCGATCCGCTCGTCTCGGCGATGGCCCGGTCGTAGGTCTGCTGGCTGATTGCCCCCTGATCAAGGAGTTGAGCAAGCCGTTCGGTGGTCGCCGCCCGTTTCTCTTCGTCGGTTGTGTATTTCGCCGTGACGGCGGCCCCCTCCTGGAAAGCCTTCGTCGCCGAGGACGCCTGAGCAGAGAGTTCTGCGATCCCGGCCGCGAACGCGTCAGAATCAGTCGCACCAGAACGGAACGACGTCGCAAGTGCTCCTGCCTGGTCAACGATGCTCTGCATCGCAGAAGGCAGTTCGCCAGTAGTGGCGTCACGGAACGTGTCGAAATACTTAGCCGCAGACTCGGCACCTCGGCCGAGTTTGTTGATGAGTTTCTCTGCTTCCGTGAGCCCAGAGGTCAGGCCAGAGGTGCTGGCCGACAACTGCATCGAGAGGCCGATGGCGGTAGCCATTAGTTTCTGCCTTTCTCGATGTCTTCCTTGAGCCTCTGCATTTCTTCGAGCATCTGGATCGGATGCTGCGGAGGCTTCATTACTGGGATAAAGTCCTTCGGCTTCGGCGAAGAACCTCTAGGGCAGTATGGAGCAAGAGATGCAGAAACGACCAGACCGGTCTTGTCCCAGTCGCCACCGACAGGCTCATAATATCTGTGGTAAGCCTGCCAGTACGCGAACTCACGCGAACTCATCGTCGTGAGAACGTCCTCAAGTTTCATCTTGAGGTATCCGGCCAGACGCATCGCGAACCGCAGCGTAGGCCGGAGATTCAGTTTTTTGCGAGTTCCTCAACGTCCTTGTCTGAAAGGGCGTTGTGCTCCATCGCTTTCTGCCAGAGTCGCGACATCACTTTCGCGGACTTGCGCGACAGTGCAGGAATGTCTGCGTCAGCGAAGAGGCGATTCCCCTTCGAGTCGCACAGGCAGCGAGCGAGGAACTTCGTGCGAAAGTCCTCGACGCCGCGAGACTTGTTCACGACCCAGTCGTTTTCGTATGCGTCACGCTCGCCGACCGTCATCACGCGAATGAACACCGAATCGCCCCACTCTGGAACTTCAACCTCAAGAAGCCCGAGGTCGTCAGCGGCAAGGATCTGGTCTTTGGTAAGAGCCATGTTCGCTCTCCGGGTTAGTTCAGGTACTTGAGCGTGACAGTATAGCGAACACAACCGTTTAGTTGAGCGTCAACATCGACAGACTGAAGGATTGCGTCGCCAGCGTGTCCCATGCCTCCGCCCGTGATCGAGAACGCGGCGCGCTTGCCGAGTTTCGTGGCCGTGACTCCGGTCACGCTGTAGCAGGAGAATGTAATCGTGCCTGGCTCTTGAGTCCAGCCGCCTGTGCTACCAGAACCGCGATCCTGCCTGTCTCCGCCGAAACTCCAAGAGAGAGCGAACACCTCCCCGAAGTCTGTTCCGTCCCAAGAAATGGCGACTCCCGTGCTGTATGTAGCC